GTTGCTGCTACTTGCGCAACCTGCGCAGATTGTTGTTGCATAGAGTTAGCTAACATATCATACATTCCACCCATTCCTTGTTGTCCGCCTAAATGCATCCCTAAACGACCTCTATACATCGGCTTCGGGCGAGACATAGCAGCGCGCGAAGGCGGCTTAGAATGTTTAGGCACTGCCTTCTTAGCAACCATCTTCTTAGGCATTGCCTTCTTAGCCTTAGCAAGCTTAGCCTTCATAGCTCTATATTTTCTCATCGCTCCTCCAAGTTGTTCTTCTTCAACGCCCATATATATTATTATATTCTTTCTATATATACGCGCGATTTTTATTTTTATAAACATTAAAAAAATAAATTATAAAAAGAATTAAAAGATAGTTTAAGGATACTTCAAGGATACTTTAAGGATACTCTAAGGATATTTTAAGGATATTTCAAGGATACTCTAAGAAATCAAGCTAGTCATAATCGCGAAACACATAGAGGTTCTCGGCGACATCTCATTAATTGGGTTGGACGCAAAGAATTGAATGAGGGTTTTAATATTATTCACATCATTGCATTGGCATAGATAGTGATATACATTACTCATATTAATCATTTTTGCCTTGTAAGTATTAATTTGCAGATTACGCAGTTGCGCTAAATGATACTGAATAATAGGCGGGAATTGCTTGTCCATATCCTTGTTCATTTTATAGCGATTGTAATTAGGATAATAGATTGTCGTAGTTTTATAATAGCTATATAAACTATCTTTAATAGTTGATATAATCGTATGAACCAGATATGTAGGGTCTATTTTATTACCATTGTTATCTAGCGGCAAATTAATGTCGGGATTATAGTTGGCGATATAATCTTTGATTGTGTATTCAGTCTTATTCTTCATATAAACTGAAAGGATATTCATCCAAATGTTCGGGTGGCACGGGTCAGTTTCTTCGCGATAATTAATAGCGTCTGTAGAGAGTTTGTATAATTTATTTTTGCCATCTACAACCTTTTTAACAATTAACCCATAACTATACGCGGTATTATTAATATAAGCAAATGCTTCTTGGATATTTTCAAACGGCAAAGGATATTTAACGCCGTGTTCAATAAGCGGGGGGATTATAGAAGACATAATATCATTTTCAATCAAATTGTCGCGATGCTTAGTATTAATATGAAACATCTCCATATAATTCTCGCCAAGCAACCCAGTATAATCGATGATATGCTTGTTTTCGTGATGCACGATAATAAACTCATACGCCATATCGGGGTCTAGGTATTGCACAAATATACTTCTTAGTTTCAAAGATATTTCTTCGGGACTTAGAGCAGATACTTCCTCAGCGGTAAAATGCGTTTTATAATATTTAAATAAGATTTCGTCAAACATATTCCCGTGTTTTTTTGTGGGATGCGAGAATTTCGAACTATTCGCATCGGGACAACTAGATGTTCCGAAATACCACTCATCTTTGTAATTATAGATTGTAATGGTTGTCCCATCATATGCTTCGTATACCTTGTCTTCAGGAGAATACAATGTATTGATATAAGTATTATAATCAATCCGCTCAGGGATTGAATTCGCATATGTCACGACGATATTATTATTGTTCAGGCTAAAGTCGAGCACTACACTCCTGCATTGCTCATACAATTCTTTGAAATTATCTACATTCTTCCTCGAATATGTGTTGTGCAGCAATACGATATCATCGCGACCTTTGAATTTCTTAACTTTCATCAGGGGCCAGAGGTGATATTTCTTCAAAAGCGAAATGAGGCAATTCGCATAATTGTTATTCTCACCGATTACATTGCGTTCTTCATAGGTCTTAAATGTCTCTTCAATAAGTTGGTATAGGTTGGTTGGAAATTGAAATGTAGAATTGTCGGAAGTCATTTTGATTTCGATGAAATACTTTATTTGTATTAATAAATATTACTAACTTCTTATATCAATTTTTATATATTTAATGTGAAATAATGTAATAATGTAAAAAATAATAAAGAATTATTTAGGTTCCTTGTAAAATTTATCAAACCATACTTGTCCAACTTCTTTAGATGCTTCCTCGCTAGTAATTTTATTATTAATAATTTCCCCGCGCATTGATAGAAAATACTCTAGGCTCTCGAAATCAAAACCAACCTCTTTTGTGACCATATCAAAGAGCATCGGATATCTTTCAGTGAAGAACTTAAATTTTGCATTCTCTGATATGCTATTTACTATATTAGCGTGTGTTTTTTTCCCTGCATTCTCTTGAATAATACTTCTAATATCTCTTACAATCGTGCGAATACTTTCATTATCTAGACCATCGCTTACAAAATCGGGAGGCGCACCATCATCTACTTTAGCCTTCTTGCTATTGTTCGCTGCTCCTCCTAATTCTCTTTTTTTAGAACTCATTTATTATTACTATATTTTATATATATATTACGTGAATTCTCCTTATATTATTTACTAACTAACTTAATATCTTAATTTTTATTCCTTCTATTGTAATAGAATAAATACAAAAAATGAAAAATGAATTAATGTATTCGGAGTTAGATTATAGCCCTAATGTTAAAGCCCCAGAACCATTAAAAAATGCAGGGCTATACACAGGAGACGTATTATTTGATAAGAAGGCTTGGGGAAACAATTATGTATTCCCTCGCACTGAACCAAATGCAGTAGCATATAGTTCGCATTTTTATGCGAGCCACCACATACCTTCATATAATAGACCGGGTAATAATAGCATATCAAGCAATGATTATAAAAAATATAATGTTCCTACTGGCGATACCAGTGATGCTAGCACTACCAACGTTTATAACTTTACTTGTCATACTAATGACATATTGGGTTGAGGTTTCTTAATTAAATCCTTGTGTTTTACGAGGAAGTCGCATATATATTTGTAAGTTTCATTAACTTGTTCAAATGTAATACCGCCCGTAATCAATACGCTCCCGCTTTCAAATAATGCTCCCGTGACCTTTTTGCATTCTCCAATATTTTGCCCAGTTCCTTTACCATAACAATACTTTGGACACGAGCATATCCCGTTCTTATTTTTATTATTAATATTCCAAAAATATTCGAGCTTTACGCCTTGATATATACCTGGTTGAAAACTGCATTTATTATTATGCTGGTCATTAATAAATAATTTATGGACTTCTTTCCGCCTGATTTCGAACCCTTTCTTTAACTCGGGGTCAGAATAAACCTTGAAATCTGTATTAATCATCCTTATTTTGAAGTTTTGATACTTTAAATCTAATTTATAATCTGGCTCAGTATTTGCAATAATACCTTTATCAATATTGTGATAAATTTCTGAAATATCATTAATAATATGATTAACAATATGCTCGGTATCCTTGATATCTTTGATACCCGTTAATTGTATATTGCCGTTTTTAAATATTTTAACATTAGGTATATACTTGTCGCTAAACTTATAAATAATTGTAACCTGATTATCAAACCTGTTCTTCTTCAGTGTATTCTTTTTGCTTTTCCTCCGCTTTTTAGGATATACGCCCTTCGACGCATCAACCCCATTTTTCATAAATTGAACCCATACAATGCCCTTATCGGCACCTTCTATGATGTTCTCGATTACCTTGATATTATCAAATAATATCCCGAGATTAATGTTAATATTATTACCAATGTTCGCATTGCAAGTTATCGTAGAAATTCTGTAAGGAGAAAAGTAAATAGTTTCAGTCATCTCTTTTATTTGCAAGTAGTTATTAGCACACATATAAAAGAATATATAATCTTTATATCATTTTTTTATATTTTCTGAGAAACTATTAAACTTAATTTGTTATCTATAGAGTTTTTAGTTTTTTTATTGTTATTATTGTTATTTTGATTGTCTAATTTGATGTGCATATTATCTGTGATATTTTTGAGATACGAGGTATTCACAACTTCGTAGCTAAAGTTCGTCGATATCATAGGTGGGAGGTTTAAAATATATGTCTTATCATTTGTATAGTGTCCCTTGCGAAACTCTTCGATAGTCATCGGTCCGTTAAATATCTTCAATAAAAATCTTGATGGTGCAGGGCGAATTGGATGCGTAAAGCCGTAATGTTTGCTTAGCATCTGTATCAAACTATTAATCTCCCATACTTTGTCGCTCCCGCAATGAGAAGAAAAATTATAGGCATTTGCGCATTCGAGAGAACAAAAATTGCCAAACAATATATAGGTATCTGTTTTAATATTGTATTTGTAAGGCATCCCGAAAGTCCTATTATCAATCGGGTGGCAGCACCAGTAGCAATTATTATTAGAGTTTAAGAAGTCGTCCTTCGGAGATACTTTTAAAGAATACTCGCTATTATTATTATCAAATATAATGTTATCCTGTATGGTGCTATAGGTATTGTTTTCATTTATATAAAAGCAATTTGGTTCATAAGGCTCAGGAAACTCGGTGATTGTGTTGTTTTCGGTGATGTTCAATTTATTTATTTGAGCAGTTGATAGAGGCAATTGCAATATAATGTCCTCATTATCAACGACGGAGATGTCTTTAATTATTGTATTCATCAAATTCTTTTTCTTCTTAGGGTCGCTTGCACCTCCACTCGCCTTATCATCTATTACTTTCGCTTTACGAGGCATTTTAGCGATGTCTTATATTATGTATATATGCGTTTATTATTTATATAATATTATTGGTTTTGGTAATCATACTAATCAAAGTAGTTTTTGAAATATGATATCTGTTTGATTAAAGCATCATTCATATTATCTGTGGGGTTTTTAATACTCGCAGTCTCAAACTTAACGTCGTTTTTAGCAGATATACATTTCATTTTTATCTCCTTAATCTCGTTATTAAGCGAGTTTATGGTATCTATCAAATATTTAATAATGTATCCTGATAATAAGATTAGTATTAATACTAGTAAATCCATTTTCTTTTTATTAAAGATGGATATAAAAATTATCTTAATGTAATACCTTCATACTTTCATACCTTCATACTTTCATACCTTCATACCTTCATACCTTACCTCGACCACATAAAATTACCGCCACCTCCAACAACAATTGAGAATACGTTAATAACCTTCGAATATATTATTATATCAAAATTAACATTTGTTTCATTCGTCGTTTTATAATCTACGCCTTGCTTTCTCATTAATTCAAATAAATAGTTGTATTCTTTTCTCTTCGTTATATCTTTTTGGCTATCTTGATTACCTTTGTTCTTAATATTGATAAACAAAGACGTATCAATCATTTGATTGTTGTATGACCCTGCTGCTACTATTTTTTCAGGGAATAGCGAGAAAGAATAGCAATATATTCCAGTGCGCGGAATGTTGGTGTGATGTTGGTATGGCTGAATATTGTTATAATAATAGGCATCTTCGTCTGTGCGGGTTATGGTTTTCGCCCATTTAATCTGCGCAGTATCCAATATACCCATATTTTCATTATAGACGTGCGAAGCAGTATAGTTATCATATATGTTGAAATTTATCTCTATATCTGTTCTACGTAATACCCATATTAATTCTTTAATGTGATTATATGAACTAGTCAAAGGGAAGTCTGTTCCGTTCGCAGTAATTGGCATTGCATTTTTATCTACTTTCACATAATCTACAACATATTTGATATTACCACTTATTAACGAGGAACTCCTATAATTACTATCGAGGAATATGTAATTAACATCTAATTCGCAGTTAATAAAACTCCCTCTATTTACAAAAGTCGCAATGGTAATGCTATTCGATGCTCCATATATACTATTATAAAAAACAGGGGCTACATATAATTTGAGTTTATCGCACCATACCTGATATAACTTCTCGACGCTAGCAACCTCTATTTCAATCTTCAAATCTTGCGTCATTAATTTATATAATGGCAACGCTAATGATGGATTTCGCGTAAACCAAAAGTTTAATGGAACTTGCAAACGTCTCCCTTTTATGGATGGATTTAAAGCGTCCCTTACTTTATCGGATGTGGGATATATGTTGTTATACAATACATTGTTTCTAATAATATATCGAGTATTATTATTATTCGGAGATACATACTCTGGTATGTTCCCGACTAATTTATTATATTCATAGTCGTCCTTCGTAGTTAGTTCATTCCACACGTTCATCCAATCGCCATATATCTCATCTAACGTGGTTCCTCCTAATGTTATAGTAGCCCTTTTAATAAAGATATGACCTACGTTTTTAATCCATCTAAATCGATGCGTATCAGTTGAAAAGATGTCGGGGAGGTTAAAAGATATATATATATTACTAACTAAATCACCATAGCGTTTTATAGTAAAATTAATAATTGTATTTAGAGCTTCGTTATCTAGACTGACTGAAGAGTTGCTATCTGCAGGTAAATGGATGTTTTCCATTGAAAAATTAACGTGTTTGTTATATACATATTTATAGTAATTGATGCAAGGGCTTATATTAATATACGAATCCATTTGCCCTTGTAATACTAATTGTGTTAAACCGCCGCCCATTTTAATATATTATATTATGATACTTTAATAATATCTTATATATTAAAAACATTAGATACGCATTAGCCGCAATGCAGTTATTAGTCATACCCTGATATAAAACTTACTAATTTTTCATATGTTCTCTCGTCTTCAAAGGATGCTACGATAGTAGGAGGGTTTGTTGAATTGTCCACTATAACAATTGTGGGAAAGCTCGTAATATCCATACTACGAACGCGGTCGATGTTATCCTCCCTGTTGTATTTATTGAGTGATACTTTGTTCCAATTTTTGTTTTTAAGACGTTCCCATATACCCGATTTATTGAATTCTATACAATGCCCGCAATTCTCCATATAATAGTATTCGACGCTGTAATTATTATTATTATTAAAAAATTGTTCTTGTATTCTTTGCCTGTTCGATATTATAATAGCAAATACAAGAACGAACGCAATAACTATTACGTAATTTAATGACATATTGAACATACCAGAAGTCTTTCTCTTGCTACTAGCGCTAGCAGCGCTGCTATTTTTAACCATATTATTCTAACATAATGATATATTATTAAATTATATTGCTAATAATCTCTGAACAATTATTATATTTTTTATAAATTGTTTCTTTAATAGTTTCATTATCATAAGTGAATGCTATATAAGTATAAAAGTCTGTAATATTATTACGAATAATATTATTTAAAAATGCTTCAAACAAACTATGTTTTATTAGAATAACCCGATGATCCAATGCGTCATAGTTAATGGTCGCGATGGCATCTACATCAACGACATATACGCTAAAATCCTTATTTTCCAATAACCTTTTATACTCCTCTATATCATCATTGCACACTACAATTGTCCTATATATTAATTTAGTTTTGTAAATATTATCTAGTTCCTCCACAAATTGATTTTTTAAATCTAATTTCATATATTATAATATATTATATCATAATATATATATATAATTTTTATATGATATGTATATGATATGTAATATTATTTATATATAAGATTATTTAATATATTTAGTATTATAATGGATGATAAAGTAATCAAAATAAATCTAGCTATTTTTCAAAACAGATATAATAATATTATAGAAGTTCCAGAAAATATCATTAGTAAGGCTGAAAATCTCAAGAAATCGTGCAATTGTTTTAATTCATTCTATGACCCCAAAATGATATGGGAAAAGAAGTTATTTAATAAAAAAGAAAAACACGCAATTAATAATGCAAATGGTAATAATAGCAGCAGCAGCGTAAATAATAAAAGCAGAGTTCATATTATTATACCAGATTTCTCTGATATTTCAAATACTAAGAGGACGCTCATCGGATATTTAAATAAATTAACAATTAAGAATAAAGAAGTAATTTACGAGAAAATCAAGAATATTATTCATAATAACGCTACTGAGGAGGTCTTTCTAATTATTTGGTCTTATATCAAAGCAACTGGAGTAGCGAAGGGAACAGAAGCAGCGAAAGGGACGGGAGGAACTGGAGTATCGGATAGCGATAATAATTTATATATTAGATTGCTTGAATACTTTGATGCAGAATTCTCAGAATGTATTATTAATAAATTATGGGAAAGTTATAAAAAAAACAAGGAATGGTTGCCCCCTAAATATATATTTGATAATAACCTGCTATTACTTAATAACGAGTATGAATTATATTGCGACTATATTAAGTGGAAAAAAGGTATTCATAATTTAAATACCTTGTGGGTTAAATATAAACCCAACGATATCCCCCTCTTACTAAATGATATATATGAGTATATGACGAATTGCATTAATAATCCAACGATACACAAATATATTATAGATATTTTTATGGAACAGATACTAAAGATACTGAAAAATTATAATG